AACGAGGGGGAGCAAGCCCCCCCCCCCCGCATTACTCGCTCTCCTCCTCCGACTGCTCGCACTCTATCTTTTCGCGATACTCCTGCTCTTGCGGAAGCGTCTGCGCCACAACCGCGCGGATCCGCGCCTCCGCCTCCTCGCGGTCGTCCACGTCGTCAAAGTCGAAATTGGCGATCATGTCCGCCGCGTACTGCCCGACCGAGCAGTCGACCTCCTGATCTTCGAAGATCATGCGCTCGATCATCTGGTCGAACGCCATCCTAGCGATCTGCGATCCGCTCAGGTTGTACATTTCAATTCTCCTTTTTGTTTCAAGTTTCCGTCCGCCTGCGCTCTGCGGTCGGCTTCCGCTCCCTCGTTTGCCTCCATCATCTGAGAGGAGCAAACGAGGGGGAGCAAGCCCTCCCCCCTACCACCACTTACATGATGCTCGCCCAGAAATCCTGCATAATATCGAAAGCGATCTCATTCGCCTGCTCATTGATTCGTGCGCATTCTTCCGGGGATGGGCAATCGAATTGATCTGCGTATTCCTGCGCGGCCCTCCGCGCCTTCTTGCAAGCCCGGATGTATCCCGCCACCTCATCAAGATTCGAGAATCGCTTGATCGAATTCTGGTGCGGGTAACTCGCGTCCGGGTGGACGTGGTACGCCCGCCTGTCCCCTGCCAGATAATCGCAGCATTGCCGATTCGTGCAGATGTACCTGTCGCTCCGCACGGCCCAAGCCGCCCCGATCTCTGTCAATCCCTTCGTAACCATCTCGTGCTGCTTTGTCATTTTCATACCCTCGTTTTGTGAGGGGCCTTTCACCCCCTCGCGTCCTCCCTGTCGCCCTCTACCTAATTAGCTTGCAATTTCTCCATCACCTCCAGGGGGATCGTTTCCCCTGGCTGCCACTCCGGGGGGAAAAACCACTTTGCAATCCGAGGAGTCATTTCCGCCCCCTCGATAGCGGCCAATGCCGCGTATCGGGGATCACTCTCCCCCTTCAATTGATCGGGGTCTGCGGGGGCAATGAGGAGTTTCCCGCCCCTAATCTCCTCGTGAGAGATTCCCATTTCGTTCAATTTCGCTATGATCTCTGCCTTTTTCATTTCAATTCTCCTTTTTGGTTTCTGGTTTCCGTCCGCCTGCGCTCTGCGGTCGGCTTCCGCTCCCTCGTTTGCCTCCATCATCTGAGAGGAGCAAACGAGGGGGAGCAAGCCCCCCCCCGATCCTCACCATGTCGCTTGACCGTCCAATTCCTCCTCGTCCATGTGCGCGGTCTCTTTCCACGCTTTCCGCGCCTCGCGCTCTTGCGCAAGCTTTGCTTCCAGATTACGCTTGTATTCCGCCGCGAACTCTGCACGTTTTGCCGCGCCGAACTTCGCCGAACTTCGCCGCGCTCTGCATCACTTTGTGCATCGCGTCGCCGGTCAATCCGTCCGTCCGCGCCTCCTCTACCGCTTCCATCACGAAACCGTAGACGCTTAGCCTGTTCGCGTCCGCAAGAATCGCATTGCACGCCGCGCAATTCTTCGCGGTCCATCGCTTGTTTTCGAGTTCCGTTCCGCAATATTGACACTTGTTCATTTTAGCTCTCCTGTTTGGTTTCAAGTTCCGCCCGGGTTCTCGCTCGCTCGCCGGTCGGTTTTTCCTTCCGTTCTATGATTCAATTATAGCATCTATTCTATATCTGTCAAGTTTCAACCCCCGTTTTACGTTAAAATTGCGTTACGATTGCGTTACGAAAGTGTTACGATTTTACCCCACCATGCCCCCGTTTTAGCACGGATGTTTGGGGGAACTTTGTCGTTTTCGCCCCAATTGCGCTGCATTTAGCGTCCGCCGAGCGCATCCCGCCGAGCGCATCCCGACCGCCGAATTGCTTCTTGACACGCCCCCGCTTTTCTGATATAATACGAATCATGAGTACAGTCCGTGCGGAATGTCTTGGTGCCGATGGCGTGATGCTCCCATCCGATCGCTTGCTGGAAATCGCCAGGGGGATAGGTGGGGAGCGCATGTTGCTTGCCTTCTCAGGTCGCGATTCCCTGTGCTGCTGGCTCCGCCTGCGCGCCGCCGGGATTGAGATCATCCCGTACTTTTTGTACACAGTCCCCGGACTCAGTTACGACGATGAAATGCTGGCCTACTACGAACGGTTTTTCAACACCCCCATCATCCGCCTTCCCCACCACGTCACCTACAACCTTCTCAGGTGTGGGACCTGGCAGACATTGGACGGGGCTGCCAGCATCTACCGCGCCAACCTTCCCCGCTACGATTTCAAGGACGTGGAGAACCACCTGGCGGGAGAGTTCGGGTTGCCCGACTCCTACCTGTGCTCTGTGGGAATGAAGGCCGCCGACAACGCGCAGCGGTTCCACACCATCCGCCAGCGGGGAACGATAGGGCGGGTGCGCCACTACTACTACACGATTTGGGACTGGAATACGGCCCAGGTAAAAGAATACCTGGCCGGTAACGGCGTCAAGTTGAGCAAGTCGTACTTGTATTTTGGGAGCACCGGTGATGGCATTGACTACCGTTTCTTGCGCTTCCTGAAGGACAAGTTGCCCCAGGACTACCAGCGGGTGTTGGACGTGTTTCCGCTGGCAGAGTTGGAGCTTTTTCGTTACGAGGTGGTGAGCGGATGGCAAGAAAACCAGTAGAGATCACGCGCCGAAAGGTGACGGTAGGGGGTCGGGCTGGCGGGGCGGGGATCGTGCGCCGGCGGGTGACGCTGGCAAAGATGCCGGACTTGGTGACGGCGTTCGCGTTCGAGGACGATGAGGACAGCCCGTTTGATGGTATTGTAGAGGATTTGAAGGCAGGTGTGCCGCTTCAGCAAACAGCAGATGCCGAGATGAGTGGCCTGATTCAGGTTATCAGAGACAACCGGGCGGCCAAAGGTGAGCAGTTTAGGGTAGAGAGAGACAAGGACTATTACGTAGCTATCTGTTTTCAATCTCACGAGCAGCGCGACGATTTCTTGAAAAAGGCTGGATTGGGGATGGTTCCCCTGACAATGGGGTTGTTCATGAATGGATTACAGGCGGCGCAAGCTATGGGCATAGAGATCGAAGCCGTTAAGTTGGAACCATTGCGCCAGCGTGGAAGGCCAAAAAATTATACAAGAGAGGAGGTGATATAGATGGCAGGAGGAAGGGTCGTTAACCGGGCAGGTCTGCGAAGAGGGGCCATTAAGCGGGGTGGGGCGCAACGTGGCGGCGGTGGCCGTGACTCCCGGTAAACCAGGTAAGCAGATATTTGGCCGGTGAAATTCCGGCCACTGAAACAACAGGGCGCAAGCCCTCGATTTTTAGGTAAAGATTGCGATGGGTAAAAAGGTAGTGGGTAGGCCGTTCAAGTGTACGGCTAAAGTTATAGAAGCGGTAGCAGCGGCAAAGAGCCTGGGCCTTACCGATAAGGCTGCGGCGTGGTCGGCTGGAATATCTGCATCTAGTCTGTGCCATTGGCTTACCGCTGCCAGAGAGGAGAGAGAGCGTATAGAGGCGGGGGAGCAAGAGCGCGTAGCTGCGGGAGAGGTAGGGGTAAAAGTTGATGCTAAAATGTACTCATATTTGAAGTTGTTGCAAGAATATGAGGGCGCGTGGCAGGATTACGGCATTTCTTTGACGCAAGTTGTACACGCCGGGATTGAAAAAGGAATGATGGACCCAAGACTAGCTCTTGCCATCCTTGAGCGCCGGTTCCCCGACGACTTTACTTCCCATACCAAAGATACCGACCAGGGTACATCAGTAACCGTCGTGATCGGGATTGACCCGACTAAAATATAGGAGGGAACTATGACGAGAACAACCAAGAAAGACGACTTGCAACCGCTTCTCGACGGGCTGAAGGCTGAAAAATCAGAGGACCGGCAGCGGGCGTTGTGGGCGCTGAAAGACACCAACGACCCGGAAGCCCTGCCAAACGTCTATGCCGCGTTTGAATCTGACCCCGACTTGAACGTCCGCGCCGTGGCATTGCGTGCGTTGTGCGGGTTCACCTGCCCGGAGGTTTACGACTACCTGGTCCGGGCCGCCCAGGGGCGCAAGGACGTTCCCCGCTTCCAGTTGCCAGAGGCCCTTGCCAAGGGAGGGGAAAAGTCCATCCGTCACCTGTGGAGCATGGCCCTCGACCAGGGGGAGGATGGCGGGGTGCGGATTGACGCGCTGGAGCGGGCCGCCGGGTTCAGCCCGGGTGCCGACCCCGCCGTGGTGGTCGAGTCCATCGCGGCGAACGTGCGGGTTGGTGATGGGGATGGGATGGAAAAGTCGCTGGCGGGGAGGTAGGCATGCATGACGCAGCGCAGCGGCAGCAAGCGAACTCCGGCCCCATCCGTCTACCGGGTGGTCCAGGCCGACGGGAATGGGACGGGGGCGGCAATCTACACGCCATACGGCTCTTGTGGGGAAGCGATCTACAATCACGACCACGAGATGATTCTGTCCGGCCCCCGCGACACCGGAAAGACCGTCGCCTTACTGTGGAAACTACACCTCACCGCGCTCAAGTACCCCCGCGCCAGCATCGTCATGGCGCGGAAGCAACAGACGGACCTGTACTCGACCGTCTACACGTCGTTCGTCAATCGCGTCCTCATACCGTCCGGGTCGCTGCCGATCCTGCACTTTCGCGGCGGGCAGGACAAGCCGGAGTGGGTAGACTACCCGAACGGGTCACGCATTTGGTTGACTGGGATGGACAAGTCGAGCAAGGTCTTGTCGAGCGAGCACGATCTGGTGTACGTCAACCAGGCCGAGGAGGCATTGCTCGCGGACTGGGAGGCGCTATCCTCGACAACTACGGGGAGGGCCGGTGCAATCCCCAATCCCCAGTGCATCGGCGACTGCAACCCGTCCCACCCCATGCATTGGATCAAGCAACGGGCGAGTTCGGCGACGAACCCGGACGGACCGCTCACGCTGCTCAACAGCACGCACAGGGACAACCCGGAGATTTACGACCAGGTGACGGGGGAGCTAACCGCCGCCGGCGCTACCCGTCTCGCCCCCCTGCAATCGTTGACGGGTGCGCGGCGGTCCAGGTGGTTGGACGGCTTGTGGGCCGCCGCCGAGGGAATCATTTACGAGTGTTTCGATCCGGTCAGGCACACGGTCAAGCACTTCACGCCGCCGAACACCTGGTGGCGGGTTTTCGGGATGGACCCGGCGGGTGCGAGGGTGGCCGCCTTGTGGCTAGCTTGCGATCCAAAGAACCTGACGTTGCACGTCTACCGCGAATACTGCGAACCGTTCGGCGTGACGACCCCGGAGCACGCGCAAAAAATCTTGAAACTGAGCGAGGGGGAGGCCGTTGTCCGCTGGATTGGCGGAGCACCGAGCGAGAACCAGTTGCGGACGGATTACGAGGGCGCAGGAGTTCCGCTGACTCAGCCGCCCGTTTCTGCTATCTGGTCGCAAATAGACAAGGTAATACAACTGTTGCACGAGGATGCGTTAGTCATTCACGACAACTGCGTTGGGTTGCTGAGTGAGATTGGGAGCTACAGCCGCAAGTACAGGAACGGCCGGCCGACGGAGGAGATCGATAACGATGCGGCGTACCACCTGCTATCCGCGCTGCGGTATGCCTGCTCCTGGCTCTTGGGGAGCCAAGAGGAGACATACGTGCTGAGGCACGACCCGTACAGGGTGAGATAAAGTGAGGAACCTATGGGCATTGTGAGCACAGTTCAAGAAGCAATTGGCGGCCTGGCCGCCCGGACGGTGTTCCGGGGACGCATCGATCAGATGGAGAGCATGACGGCCCTGCTGCAAGAGGCGTACCGGGAAGGCCCGTACACCATGCCGCCAGAGCAACTCGTCCGGCGTCTGGCAGAGACGATGGGCGGGGACCGGCTGTTCGACCTGGTGTACCGCCTGTCCGACAAGCGCGTCCTGATTGGCGGCATGGGGTTTGGGAGTTTCGAGCAAACGGAGGACCAGCGCCGGCGGGTGGTTAACGAAAGCCGTCTCATGTACGAGATGGACGGACAGGCAGAGAACGCCGTTGCAATGTGGAGCGCCTACGGCCTGGGCCAGCAGGTACAGATCAAGACGAAAGACCCCGCCGCGCAGCCGGTGTGGGACGACTTTTTCACGGCCCGGCGCAACGCCGCCGTCCTGTCAGACGACGCGCTCCCCCAACTATCAGACCAGGTTCTACGGGACGGGGAGTTCTTGCTTCTATATTTCGTCTCTACTATCAACGGCGACGTGACCGTCCGGGTAGTCGAGACGACGGCGATCAAGCAGGTCATCTACGACAAAGAGGACCCGGCGGGGACTCCGATCCTGTACGAGGTCTCGACCGGGGACGGCCTGGGCAGCGTGTTCTATGCAGATTGGCGGGCGACCAGAGAGCAGATCAAGGACGCCGTTTCAGGATTGCCAAGCGGTTCATCCGTCAACGTCAAGGAGTGGCGGGGGCGGGCGCAACGTGAGGCGTACCTTGCCGAGGCCGCAGTCAACAGCGCGTCACCGGACGCCATTATCAGGGAGGCCGCCCTGGGAATCATCACATCCGACAAAAAGACCCGGGTGCTGGCCCAACTCGTTGCCCCCCAAAAGATTCACGGTCGTGGCTGGCCGATCTTCCGCCGGTCTTTCCGCTGGATGCGGGCAATGAACGACACGGTGGCCGACCAGTTGACGCTCGCCCGCGCTGTGGCGACATACCTGGACCGGGTGACAGTGGACGGGGGTAGCCGGGAGGTAAGCGCCGTCCGCCAACGGTTGGAATCAACCATCGCCACAGCCGCTTCCGCTTTCGAGAGAAACCCCGCCCCATCTGTTGGCTCCTCTTACGTCCACAACAAGGCAGTCGAGGTTGACCGCATGCCGCTCGGAAGCGCAGCCAGTGACGCCCGCGACAACACCATGCTCGTGGCTGCCATGATCAGCATGGCGACAAAGCTCCCTATTTTCATGCAGGGTAGGCCGGACATGGTCCAGAACAGGTCCGTCGCCGAAATTTCAATGCGCCCCTGGGCCGAGACGATGGTGCGCTACCAGACGTTCTGGACGGGCGTGTTCCGGGACATGGTGGAGATCGTCTTGCGAATGGCTGAGGAGTACCCGGACAATGGCGGGGAGGTCCGCAAGTTCTCCACCTACGCTATCACCACGACGATGGAAAGCCCATCCGACATTTCTGTAGAGGAGATCGAGGGGGCTATAACGGCAGTGGCGGACGCTGCAATGAAGGGCGTCATGAGCATGCCGCTGGCGCAGGCCGTCGTCAAGGAGCTTACGCGCATCCTGGTGTCCACCCTGGGGGTGCGCCTGCCAGACGAGGGGGTGCAGGGAGACGGGGGTGGGATGGGAGACCAGGGGGAGGGGGTGGGCGCTGAGGAGCCGTCCCCTGAGCAAGAGACCGCCGAACTGTACGCCGGGGTGGTTGGTGGGGTAGCGGAGATGCTCATTGACCGCGTGCGAACTGGGGGCGACCCGGGAGAAGCCGTCGCCTGGGCGCTTTCCGAGGCCGCAGCCATTGCAGCGGGTACGCCGCTCGACGGGGGTGGGAATGCCGACGGGTAGGGGGGAGGGGAATTATAGGTCGGCGATCCGCGCTCTGGCCCGCGCTATCTGGCGGGGGGTGTACGGCGACGACGCGGCTGCCTACCAGGAAGGCGTGTACCAGTTGCAGAACATCATCCAGCGCGGCCTAACCGCTGCCTGGGCTGAAGGCGCTGCCAGGTGCGGGATAGGGAGCAGGGAGTACACGACCGGGGAGAAACTTGCTCTTAACGACGCCATCTTCACCCAATACCAGTACGTTGGCGGGTACATTGACTTCTTGGTCAAAGGGAGCAAGGCCAAAGGTGGTAAACTTGGCGACCTGTCCCGCCGCACGGAAATGTGGGGCGACGAGTACATGATCACCGTCGGGAAGGCCGAGCGCATGGCCTGCGCTGACCGAAAAGGACAGTGGCAACTCGGCGGGGCAAAGGAGCATTGCCGCTCTTGCATCGGCCTGGACGGTAAGGTGTACCGATTCTCGACGTGGGAAAAATACAAGTGCTGGCCCAAGTCCCACAGCCTGGATTGCAAGCGGGGTTGCCAGTGCGCGATAATCGAGACAGATGAGCGCGTCACGCCGGGGAGATTCCCGACGAGCCTGTTAAGCTAGTGGAGGGGAAACGATGGGGCTATTTGACGTTGTGGCACTAAAGCAAGACCTACCTGAGCATGGTCTGGTAAGGGGGAGCATAGGAACGATTGTAGAACTGCTCGACGGCGGCTCTGCTTTCGAGGTCGAGTTCTGCCGGGATGGTAAAACCGTCGTGTCTCTTGGCTTGAGAGAGGATCAACTTTTCTCTCCAGAATCAGCTATCAGGTCGGTTGTCGAATACTTTCAGGAGATCGTAGCCCCAGCGCTGTTTATGGTGATGGAAAACTTTATAGGTGGTTTCGTCAAAAACATCATGCCAGTCGTAAAAATCTGGTCCAGGTACGTGGCACGTCAGCGCACATTGCAACTTTGGAGGGAAAGATGCACCAACAGCAAGGTCAGGGTGAGAGACCACTACATGCTCCGGCAGCGTTCTACGTATCCGGGCGCTGGTGGGAAAAGGGAAGCGCCGTCGCCGCGCTCGCCGGGTGGATTGCGACGCTGGCGGTCGGCTTCCGTCTCGTTGTCGGCTCCATCGAGAACGTGGTCGCCGCCGTCGCGTTCCTGGTAGTGGTCGGCGCGCTTTCCGTCGTGTTTGCAGCTATGGCGGGGAGGGGGTGAAGATGGGAAACTATCCTTTATACATCGGCCAGCCCGCCGACGGTAAGGGGGGCGTCCGTGACGTTGCGAAGCGCACAGGGCGCAAGTTGCTGCATATTGACTCGCTACAAGGCGGTGAGTGGGTGCGCGTATTCGCGAACGGAAAAGAGGTCGCGGGGGTACAGGTGTCTCTCAAAGATTGCCCGCCGGCCAGGTACACCTACGACAGTGGCGAGGTCGTACTTTTCGAGCTACGGCGTCGAGCGTGTGGGGATGGGCCGCTCGTGTACCGTGTTGTGGAAGTCCTAGAACTGGACGGCCATGACAAAGACGGGCCTGTGTACCGCGTCAAGGAGATCAGCAGAGTTGGGGGTGGGTGATGTGGCTAGACTACGATTTGGAGCGTGGAACTTGACCGCCAAGACCAGTGACACCATCGCGCCGGAGGAAGTTTGGGCCAGCATCGTCTCCGAGCGGGAGCAGGAGCGCGAGTGGTTTCTGTCCCGCGTGGCGCAGATCGAGGTGTCTCTTGGATACGGCAGAAACGGGGGCAAGCCGACCACTGCCTGGATACGGGAGCAGCATCGCCAGTGGTCGCTCGGAAGGCCATCAATCTACGGGGGGGGGGGTGACGCATACGACCTAAACTTTGCCTCTTGACTTTTTGATTGACTTCTGCTATAATCATACAAACAAATAGCGCGGGAAAAGGGAAACCTAGCCGCCAGTATCGCCTGGGAGCAATCCGGGGCGAGACTGGCGGCTTTTTATTTGCGCAGGTGCGCAGAGGAGAGCGATATGCCGCTACAATTTACGAGTTTGCGAGAACTGGCGCAGGCCGCCGTCGAGACCGGCCTTGCGCTGTCGTCTGAGAGCGTCACCCCAGAGATCACCCCCCAGCGCGCCCGCAGCTTTTTCCTGGCAATGGAAGCCGCGCTGCCGACATTGGCCGACGCCCCCGTCGCCGAAGCCGCAAAGATGAAGACCATCGGCGGGGTTCGGTACCCGGCGTCCGACTTCCTGGTCGTGGAGGAGCCGCAGGCGGCCTCGACCTGGCACTTGCAGGTAAAGAAGAACGGGAAGCCCGACCACCAACTGATGGGAGCGGCGCACGCCGCCCTACTCAGCCCGCAGGGGTTCCGGGGGAAAAAGTACGCCGGCCCAAACAAGCGCCAGGCGATTGCGGCGCTCAAGCAGCTGTACGCTGAGGAGGAAATGGAGTGGCCCGTTGCAGAGAGCGCGAGGCTGGCAGAGTTCGACGGGTCCCTGCAGGATTACTGTCGCCGGGTGGAGCGGGCGTTCCTGGACGCATTTCCGACTCAGTACGACCAGACTGGTAGGTCGGTCAGCTACTATTGCTCCACCAAGATTTTCAATAAAGACTCTGACATGGGGTCGTCTGTAATCGTCATTGAATACCCCGGCGACGTGATGTACCGGGTTGGCTACGAGGAGACGCCGGACAGCGGTTTCACGTTTACCGACCGCGGCGAGTGGGAGCGCGTTGCGCCGACCTACAAAGTCCTCGGAGTTGAACAACCGGCGGAGGATGAAACACCCGCCCAACCCACCACATCGCCCACCACATACGAGGGCGAGACGATGGAGGCCGCGTTCTCTGAGGACGCCCACCTGTCCGGTCTCGTTGACGCTGTGGTTGACGTTACCGCCATCGCAGACCTGGCAGAGGCCGCCATTGAAATGACCGGGCCGCGATCACCCGTTTCCGTAGAAATGACCATCGTGCGGGCTGGTCCTGGAAACAAGCGCGACGGGAGGTACTATACCCCCGCAGGGCTATCAGCATCCGCTGGCGCGTTCACCGGCGCTCCGATGTTCTTGACCGACCACGACCCGAACGCGCTCGGAGAAGGAACGAAGGTCGGCGTCATCACGCGGGACTGGTGGAACGAGGCCGCACAAGAAATTCGTGGTACCGCCATCATTTATGACCCCAACCTGGCCGAAAAGACCCGCTGCCGGGCTTCCGCTGATCAACTCAACACGATGGAGGTTTCCATCTACGGCAACGGCAACGTGCGCCGGGGGCAGGTGAGCGGGGAGAGCTATGACCTGGTGGAAAGAATCTTGCCCGGCGCTCGCGTTGACTTCGTATCCGCCGCCGGCGCAGGGGGGAAGGTTATCTCCCTGGCCGAATCAGCGAATGGGGGTGGGGAGGGAAAAACAGAGGAGCAAGTTGCAGAGGTAACGCCTCCCACAGTGATGGGGCAAGAAGCCGTCCTGGAAATACTGGCTGAAACGGCCCTGCCGCCCAAGTCTGTCACCCGGCTGGTATCAGGGCAGTACACAGACGAGGCCGTCCTGCGGGAGGCTATCAGGGGAGAGACGGAAAGGGCGGTGCGGGAAACCAGCAGTGGAAACCCGACCGGAGGTTTCACCGCGCAGAAACAAACGACGGTCTCTCTCGAAGAGGCGCGCGACCGCTCAGGTCGTGTACTGGCGGAGCACGGTTTCAGGCCAGCCCGCTAGTAGAAAATAACTTTAGGGAGGAAAGACATGCTTGAACCGAAGAAAAACATGCTTGACATCTACCATTACGACTATCAGGTCGCCAGCCAGGG